GCCTCCATTAATTACTTTATGATCTGGGGCGTGACCACATACAGGACACCCAAGCCTACCTATATCATGCCAACTCATTGCATCAATAAATCCGTGATCTGGATTATTACATGTCTCTTTACCATCACCGCCACAGTCGGGACAAGTTATGCGTTCTGCTGTTTTCATATCTTTTGTTTAGTGGGTTAGTCAATAACATTTGCCTTAAATTCCCATTTAATAGTAGCGTTCAGACCCTCAACCTTTACGTCATCGTGTAGAAATATCCATCCTATCATATCGCCATCTTCATTACGTACAGGCATCATTTTAAGGTCATTCTTTTTACCAGTTACGACGCATGTTGGATTGTATTTTTTTAGCTTCATCTCAGTATATTTTAAGTTAATAATTTTACAACTATTCCGTTTTCGATGTGGCAGGGCTGGCCGACATTACATAATTCTGTATGATCCTGATCTCCCCTATGTTCTTCTAAATGATAAATAGTAATTGTATTTTTATCATCCCATGCCTCTGCATTCTCCACCCTAAAATGCTGTGTTTCCCATTTGGCAATATCTTCTTTCCATAATCTATTTGCTCTATGGTCATCAGCACTTACACTCATCGGCCCTGTTGTAGGTAATCTATAATCATCCTTTTGTGGATATTTATTTACATTCCCTACTATCTCATCATCCTCGATGAAAAGGTAGGCTCGTCCGGTGTAGGGTTTCATAAACCTTGATTTTTCTTTTCTTTATGATTAATATTTAACTCTTCAAGAAATTCAGAAATCTCCTTCAGGCAAGTATGATTAAACACACAACACATTTCCATTTCAAAAATGTATTGTCGCCAATAACTATACCAGCTTATAATACCAATAACATCAAATATTTTTTTATTCCGAACTTCATAAACATTGGTCTTTGGCTTTCTTCCTACCAAAACAAATTCCATATATTTCGTTTCTTTAACTATTTGTTCTTGCATTTTATTTCCTCCTTGAATTGGTCCCAATATTTCTCAAAAAGTTCTGATTTATAAGAACTTGTGGTATTCCATTTCTCAAAATCTTTTATCCCTCTTGAATAACAATTATCTCCTACCTCCTTCAGTAGCTCAAAGAGTTCGGATTCAGTAAATATATAATCTATTTCAAAACGATTGAAATATAATCCTGGTTTTAATTTTGCCTGTTTTATTTTCTGCTTTATCTGTTCCATAGTTATTTAATTGTTTTTTAGAATTATTCTTAATAATCTTTTTCACAATTCGTATCTCTTAATCAACTGGTACTCGATGTACCTTATCCTATCCCTGAACAGTGTGTCTGTATCCATAAGGTTGTTGATAGTTTTTATAGCATGAAGGACGGTAGCATGATCCCTGCGCCCTACCGACCACCCTATGACAGCTAGCGACCAGCCGAACTTCTTAAACTTATGAATAAAGTACATAGCTATCTGTCGGGGTAGCACACATTCCCTCTTGCGTGACCGTGACTCGACCTCCGACTGCCGTACCTCCAGGATACGATACACCGTCTGTTTGATGTCATTCATGGTGTATTCACTGCCCGTCAGCTCGCCGTCTTTTAGCAGTTCGTTAGCTATGATCATGTGAGGATGACTAAGCCCTGTCTTTAGACAGTGATCGTAGAGAGTACCCATGATAATTAGTGAAGCTGTTTTCATAGTTTAGTATTTTGTCCATGTGTCAATATCCCGGCATCCCTGATCTACCTTGCGTTGGTAATCGCTTCCGTCTATCTTATCATTGTATGATCTAAGGATCTCTTCATAGAACTGTTTCAGGAAAGCCATTATCTTTATGCCATCCATACTCTCATATAGTTGCCCGAAATAACCAGCCTTTATCTTATTGAAAAAATACTGATATTCTTGTAAGGTAAGGTTAGGATATTCGCGATACATCATTTTTATTGTTTCACCGATCTGGTATTCATTCATCGTCCTGGCTGTATTTACAAACCTGTTAAGGTCAACGATCATCTGAACAACAACTTTTTTATTATTCTCGTTTGCTATCTCAGCTCCTGGCAGGCGCACCAGCTCATAAGTTGATCTCACATCCTGTATATTAATGTTTATGTCATTAATAACAGCAAGGCACTGCTCTTGTGTGTTACATATTACGATAGATCTCTTCGATGTCATAGTCTTTAGTTTTATTATCAGCCTTTATGTCGAAGAAGCCCTTCCATCCATTTTGAATAGACTGTTTAATTATTAACATAGCTGTTTCAAGTTTTCCAGCAGACAGTTCATGCAATTTACTCAATGCTCCTTGTTCTCCAATATTTTTGTAAGTAAATCTATGCTGTTCTTTTTTGTATTTCTTCCAGAACTCCCAAACTTGAATAAATCTTTCATCATCCCAAGGATAAGAAATCTCTTTTTCTTTTTTATCTTTAATTACATCTTTATTTACATCTTCATCTTCATCTTCCATATGTGTGGTCATATGACCTCTTGTTTTTTTCCCCTTTTTAGTATATTGGTTTTCTCCAGAAACATTATTACGCCTGCTCTCTGTGTACTTTTGACGCTTTGTTTGTTCATCCTCTAATCGCTTATTATACCATAAACCATCCTTGTCTTGTATAAACTTGACCTGTATGTTGACCCAAAGTTGACCTACCGTTTGACCTATCATATGTGTGGTCATATGACCTCTATTGAATTGCATCATTAATAGCTCCATATAAGCACCCTTTTCCTCAAACGTCATCCCCATAGTTCCTCCGATATAATCATTAGGATAAAATAAAAATGCAGGATCTTTAGACATTGAAGAATAATTTAATGATTGTTGATATTGGAACCATGCGCTCAGTACGACCGGATTTCTTTACTTTTGGTAATTTCTCTTTGTATTCATAATTGATACCATGATTTTCCATGTGACATCGACTGCAAAGCGTCTCCATTAATACTGGCTTATATTCCCAGGGTTCCAATTCATCAATATATCTTCTATGATGAACCTGTAATGCAAATCTGGATAAGCACCTTACACATCTTCCACGATCACGATTCATTATTATATTTCTTACTGCTCTCCACCTGGGATCTTTTAATTTTTCAGCGTAAGTCATAATATAAAAACCCGGTCCATGTTGTCAGGGCTGGTTACCACTGAGAGACCACCCTCTGCCGAAGCAGGACACGAACCGGGAAATTGTTTGAAGTTTAACATTAATGGTATTTTAATTTTGACACTGCAATTTACAACTATAATCCGGTAAAACCAAATTAATCCAGCACACAATTAGTTCTGGCCCTTGAAATAGCCGATATTCCCTGCACTGTCACTGTAGCTGAGGCCGTGCCTTCTTTTTCATAATTGCTTATATCTTCTTCTGTGCCACATTTTACAGTAGTTGTTTTAATGGTTTGCGGATAACCAGGCAAATCCATGTTAACAGTTGTTGTTATTGTTGTTGTGCATGTATAGCATTTTTCTTTATCGCATGACAACAATGAAAGCGTAATCAAAATAATTAGAATTTTTTTCATAGTTTTAGTTTATTTATAATTCTGTGAGTTATTTAATATTCCAGGTTCCTTCTGACATTGATATAACCGGAATGCCCATTGCATTTGCCTGTCTTATTTCCTGACTCATTCCTTCGCTTATGCGATCACCATACAACCAAACCTCATCCATAATCTTTCGGTCAAAAAATTCAGAGTCATTCAATATACCTCTTTGTCTTTCTTCAGGGTTGCTGTCATCTAGGGCGTGACAGTCTAAATAATAAGGTGCTATCGGCACGACATCCGGGTACTCAAGATTAATTTCTCTGGCTATCTGAGCAATCTTTTTCAGGTTTCCTTCAACGTCACCGCCGATTGGGTGTGCAATGTAGATGATTTTCATTCAAATAATGCTTTTTGTTCAGCTTTCTTAACCAGTCTTATATTACTTTCAGCCTGTTTGAAATATGATTCTTTCAGTTCAATACCTATTCCTTTCCGGCCTAACCTTAAGGCTCCATAAACTTCGGAGCCAACTCCCATGAAGGGAGTCAAAACCTTTTCATCCGGATTAGACCACAGGATAACACACCTCTCAATTACATCTAATTGAAGTGGATGAACGTGCTTTTCATCGTCTTCATCTTTTGATTCTTTGAACGGGAGTACATTGTCAATCCTGATGTCATCCCAGAAGGCAGAGGCATATTGCCGCCATATCCAATGAGAGTAACGGTTTTCTATCTGGTTGCCCTTATAGTTCCGGTATTTTAATAAGTCCTGCGGCACCTGCCTTTCACCTGCATAATAACTCAGTCCCATAGGGTGTTCTATTGGTATAATGTTTTCTCCTTTCCTGCGAAACACTACTATGTAATCGGCCGAAGCGTTTGAGCATTTACTTGAATCGTCTACTATCGTTTTATGTGCCAGATTCTTAGCCATTGTTCTATTTCTGACCCCTAATGGTTCTTTCCATACTGAATAACGGGCAATATATCGCCATCCATTTTTTTCATGCAACCGGATAATATCACCAGGGAAGTCGATCTTATGATCAGTACCACTATTTCCACTTGGCACATCCGCACAATGAACGACAGTCATCCTGCCTGGTAGTGTCAACCTGGATAATTCCTTAACAACATATTCATAATGTTCAAAGAACTGATCATAGTCAGGGGCGTTTGATAAGTCTCGCATATCAGATGAATAATGATACAGCCCTCCAAAGGGAGGAGAGTAAATTGATAGGTGAATTGACTCATCCGGGAACGATCCCATTACTTCAATACAATCACCTAAATAGATTGCAGAGTCATCGTTAATAATTTGTGTTTTTACAGCCATGTTGGTATTTTTTCTTCGTTTGTAAATGGTTTAATATCTTCTATTTCTAAATTGTCATTCATGTAATATACCAGCCGTTCAAACATCTTGTCGGCTGATAAGGCTTTTCTTTGCAGGTTATTCATTACATTCAATTCACCCTCTGTTGAGATAATATCTACTTTCACCTGATTATCCTGCCCAAACCTCCAACACCGTCTAACCCCCTGGTAATATTGTTCAAATGAATGTGAAGGAAAGAATGTGATATGTGAACAGTGCTGGTAATTTAATCCCCAGGCTCCTATCTTCGGTTTGGTTATCAGCACCCGTATGTCTCCACTGGCAAACCCTAATAACCTTTCCTCTTTGATCTTATCCGAATGACGGCCGGCAACCTGCAGCCCGTCACTGATCATCTGTTCTAATATATCACCCTCCTCGTTATACTGGCACCACACTAAAGCGGGTTTTTTGGTATCTGAAACTAACTCGGCCACCTTTTCACAGCGTTCTTTTATGGTTGATTTGCGTTCTTCCCTTTCTTCCCTTAATCCAACAGCCGGGAATATAAACAGTTTTCCATCAAGTGGTCTGGATGCTTTCACGATATGTAACTCTTCTATCTTTGGAGGTAATACAAACCCGTCATTATCAAACCCAAAATCAGAAGGCATACGACAAGCTCTAGCCCATGAGCATACCCATTGCCAGAAAGGATCCTCTGCATGACCCTTGAATCGCCACTTAGCCATCCTTTCACCACCCCATCTCATACCTCTTGACTTTAGGGATGAGTTATTCTGATCGTTTTTAAAAAACCTGTTCAGCATATCCATGTATCCCAGATAACCAAGTGCCTCGCTTGAGGTACCCAATTCAATATAATCATTCGGCGCAGCGGTTGCTGTATATAGAAAACGGTATTTCATTCTCCTCATAAACTCAGTTATCTGTGCTTTGTATTTACCGTCAAAGGATTTTAATATACTTGACTCATCACAAACACACCCCTCGAAATCTTTTGAATTGAAATGATGCAGCCTTTCATAATTGGTTACTGTGATCCGGTGCGGCGTTCCGTTGTCCGACCTGGTTACTTCAATTCCAAACTTCTCGCCCTCTTTGATTGTCTGTGCAGATACAGCTAAAGGAGTTAATATTAAAACATTGCCTTTAGTTTTTCTGCATACATTTTCAGCCCAAACTAACTGCATTGGAGTTTTACCCATCCCACAATCGGCAAAGATAGCGCCCCGGCCTTTTCGGGTAGACCATTCAACCAGGTACTTCTGAAAGTCAAATAAAAAGTCCGGCATCCAGACAGGATCAAAACCGTGATCGCCTTTTAACTGTGATCGTGATGTTAAAAATTCATTGTAATTCATAGTTTTATTTTTTATACTCAATCCTTTTTCTTATCCGGTCGATCATCTTATCTATCTCCTCAATCGTGTATGGTATCTCCATGATCTGGCTCTGCGGGTAGGTTCCAGTTTCTCCAGCGATAGTTTTAATTATCTCCCTGGAGTACTTAATATTTACCACGAATCCATTAGCAAGGGTGTTCTCTACGAATGCACTTACCTTCTGCCATTTCTCCATCATTGGCTCGTATTCGCGAAGCACCTCTGTGAGTGTCGCGAGGCGTGATTTTAGCTTATCTTCCATTGTTATTTTTTATCACAACGCTTGCCACATTAACCCGGCTCAACACCACATAAAGCGGTTCGCGTATTGTTAGTTTCTGCTCTGCCATCAGCAGTCCATCAATATACCAGCGCACATAATCATCGGTA